AAACAAGGTAATGATTCTAGTTTACCAGCATATCTAAAGAAACCATTCTCTGACATCCAATATGCAGAACCATCTACTTCTACACATGCATTCTGTCCAACCAGTCCACAGTTTGTACCCACTTGTGAAAAGGCAAATGTAAATGGGGATCCAACAAATCTTTGTGTAAATAAAGCTGTGTCAGTCCAAACGTAGATTGCATCTCTACCACGGATAGCTCCTCTGATCTGTGATCCGTCGGCTAGTCTTTGTGTACCAGCTGTATTGGTTGCTGTTGGTGTATATGTGTTAATATCTTCTTGGTCAGAGAATCTAATAAACATATCATCTTGAGTTCCCGCATCTCCTATTGTTGTTTCTGTTCCAAAGAATACTAAGTGTCTATCAGGCGTTGATACAACCATGTGTCTTGATGCAGTTGGTGCACCAGTTATAATTGTGGCTCTCGTATCTGTAGCGTTTGTTAAACTAGAGTCCCAAGAAAACACTGCACTATCATGTATTAAACAAATGGCTTTGTCACCAAAATTATCTATGGACCACATACCTGGTTCTAATACTAAGTCACCAGATGCAGCCTCACCCCAACCAACAAAAGTAGTTGTACTAGTGATTGTTGCACCTCCACTATGTGCTGCAGCAGTTGTGCCTCCTACACCTCTTGTTACACCTGTAAGTTCTCCTGTAGCTGCAATACCTGTGTAAGATATTTCTTCACTATTTATTTGTAAAAAATTTGTACCTGCAGTTGGAAACTGTGATGCATCTACTAATATGATACCAGTCGTTGCAGAGCTATTAATTCCATTTTGTAATGTGGTTGTTGGATTACCAGCAACTGTACCACCCCAAGATCCTAGTGACCAACCAAAACCTTTTGCTTGTACAGCTGGTCCTACAGGATAATAATGTTGTACTCTGATACCACCCGATGTTGTTGCACCAGATCCTGACTCATTTGATGGCATTGTAATAGTTAGTGTTGTGCTTGATGGCACAGACGCCACCATAAATTTTTTATCTTTGAAATCTGCTTCTACAAAGTTTGAATCCGTAATAGATGAAAAGTTATCTAATAATATTATATCTTGTGCAGATATACTGTGCGGACTAGAAAAAGTTATTGTAACTGTTGGTGATCCGTTGGTCGTGGTGAATGCACTTGTAAGCGTAGTTGTAGATTTAATAGGATGTATATCATAATACACACCTCCAGAGAAAGCATATAAAATTCTGTTTGTACCAATGATAGCATACTTTCTAGCTAAACTATTTACGAAATGATGTAGACCTCGACCAGCTCCTGTAAGATTACTATCACCTAATTGCTTCCAACCACCTATCTTTTCTGGAATACCATAACGAAATCTGACATTATCGCAGTCTGTCCATTGACCCTCTGCTCCAGTGTCCGTGATCTGTTTATTAATACCTGGCTGAAAACCTATTTTTTGTAGCATAAAAAACCCTGTTTTCTAGGTTCTATATTAGTTTTTATGCAGAATCAATATCTTTAAGAATTAGGAAAGTTTAGGCCACTCACCCAAAGGTCTAGTTATAACAGGGCTCTCTTCAGTGCCTGTGTTAGTGTATGTGTATAAAGCTTCCATAGTCGCTGCATCAGCTGCACCATCAATTGCTGTTTCCATTTCATTAGATCTTGTTCTAATAGCTGCTCTGTAAGTAGCTATGTTAGATGGTATTGTAGACCCAGCATCTTCTGCTTTTCTAATTATATACCAATCACTTGGTGATAATAAACCTTTAGCTTGAGCTTTTATTTCGTTCTTAAATATAGTTTTTAAACCTGCGATAATTACTTGGTTACCGTTTTCATCTAAAATATTATTGCCATCAACATCAACTGCATTTTTATCATCTAAATCTTTATCTGTAGCTGGTGCATAACTTGCAGTAACAGAGTTGTTTGCAAACACCATAGACTCTGCACCATTCCAATAGTATCTTGAATTTTTTAGATTAGTGTTATCATATATAACTTCGTAAACACCTTGTGCTTCTCTTTGAGCAATAGTTGTCTCAGGAGACAAACCGAATACCCCTAGATTAGAATTTGCTCTTACGATTTGATTATTTTCTACTTTTGCATACATATTGATCTCCTTTTATTGTATTTTTAATTTGTTGTCCATAGCTATTTATTCAGCCGTTACTGGCACCGCGGTTCCAGAATCATTGCCTACGAATGGGTTTTCTGCAAAACACATGTAAACATAGGTGTTTCCACTTGTATTGACACCCCCATCAGTTGTTCTAATTTTAAAGCCATTAGATAAAAAATCTACATCAAATGTATTTCCTGTGCTAGCACTATCTTCTTCAGCACCAGTATTATTAGCTGTAAGTAATTTTGTATTAGGATTAATTGTGTCTCTTGTATTATCATACATAAACCAACTTTGGGTGCTACCAGTATCCTTTATTAGAATCCAAGCTGGTTTAAATCCTGTGTAAACAAATGTTCCATCAGCATTTCCATTTCCTACATAGCTTCCAAATTTTGAGTAGCCTTTTTTTTCTGCAAAAGCATAACAAACATAAGTTTCACCGCTTCCGTTTACTCCTCCGTCAGTTCCAATGTATATTTTTGTTGCATCTGGATTTGTAGCACTCCACGCATTTGCTCCTGATACTTTTGCACTATTGCCATTTAAATATAAATATTCGTTTGAAGCTATGCCTGGATGTTTTACAAACCAATGATCTGTAGTTGATCTAACTTTAACTATAACAACAGTTGGTGCTACACCTAATCCATGTGCTATGTGAGCTGCACTTCCATTACCTGTATAAGTAAAAACACTAAAACCTGCCGTTGTGTTTACTGATGCTGTTGTTGTTATGGTTCCACCAGAGGGATTTGTTGTAGAAGTACCATTTGCTTTCCAATTCCAAGACACATAAGTGTTTGAACTTCCATTTACATTTCCATTACTACCGAGAGAAAAACCATCACTATCAAAAGCAGTAACACAAGTAGTTAATGCTTCTTCTGCCGCATTTGAAGCTGATTGTAATTGTTTATTAACCCCTCTCACTACATCAGATAAGTTACCACCAGCAGCAACACTTCTACCTTTTATCCAAACCCAATCAGGTTGAAATCCTACTCCAGTTATGGATTGTGTTGAACCATTACCCGTATGAAGAACAGTATTAAAATAATCTTCTGGTTTTGTAATTGCACTATAAGCCATAATTTTTATCCATAAGTATTTAAGTTAGTTGTATTTATCGCATAATAACCTGAAGGTACAGCGTATTCAAAGTTTCCAAAACCATTAGCGTCACTGTTTCCTGATGAAATTGAATGGATAGGATTACCAAAATTAACTGATACTGTTGTTCCATTTGTGCCAGAACCAAAGCCATAACATATTCTCCATTCATCATATGTTGATAAACTTATTGCTCCAGTGCCTGTTGAACCCGATGTAGGATCACCACTGTCTTGGAAAGTTCCATTTTTAGAAAAATATAATTTATCGTTGTCTAAGTCTATGGCCATACCAATAATATCATTTTGCCCAAACGAATTACCATAAGAAGAGGCAGAGCCGTTTACTCTTTTTTGTCCATTTGCACCATAATACCCCCAATACCCTGTTTTTTCATAAATATCAGTTTGAATATAACTTAAAGAAGTTGGAAAAAGACCTATGAAAGTATAACCATAATTATCATTTATCTTAGTTTCAAAATACCATTTACCGCTTGATAATGCAAAAGATGATAGAGAATTATCTTGATTGTCAATATTATCAACTTTTAAATTTCCTTCAGAGTAAGCTGCTGTTTGAGCTTTATAACTTCCTATCGGTAACATGGTTGGATAATTTACTACACAAGTATCAGTTGTTTGATCTAAACTTGTTAAACCACTTACAGTAAAATCATTGTTTAATCCTGATACATCATTACCTAAAGTTGAACTATCTTTAAAATCAAGATAAAATGAGTTATCCCCTGCAGAGGCAAATGCACCTATTTTTTTAGGCTTCCATATTCCTGTTGTAGTGTCAAATTCACCAAACGATGTTGGATCTAGTGCCTGTCCATCGATAAATACTACCTCTGCCATATAACCATCAAAAAAATTACTACTACCATTATATGTTCCAATTCTGTGAACATAAGAACCAGATACTAAATTAATTGAACCTTCTGTATCTTGATTTGGATAATTAGCTGTAGCAAATGATGTAATTTGTGTTCCATTGATATACATTTTTGCCCTGTTCGACGCTGTGGATTGTGTTGTATCAAGGGAAACTACTATGTGGTACCAAGCAGAAGTATCTCTAAAAACTGCATTTGGTGTTAAATTTAAACTTATTAAATCATCTCTAAAATATATTTTATCGTCTCCATTATAATTTACGCCAATTGAACCTGTGCTAGTAGAGGCATCAGTAGAACTAAAAAGAAATTGATAACCAGAACCTAAAGTGCATTTTTTAACCCAGCCACTCCAAGTCCAAGTTTTTCTATTCCCAGAACTACTTGGTGTTCTTGAAAGTGTTGGACTATCTCCATCATTAAATCTACATGAATTATCTATACTCTGAGGACCTGACGGCCATTGACTGTTACTAACAAAAGTTAGAACATCATTCATTCTCCATACACCGCTCGCTACTCCTTTAAATAGACCTCCTACAGGTGTGTTTACTGGTCCGACTACTCCTCCGTTTCTTCTTGACATTATCTTGCTGTCCCCGCTGCTTTAGTTCCTTCTGTTACAAATGGATGTTCTGCAAAAGCCATGTAGATGTATGTTCCACCGCTAGTATTCCAAGATGAAGCTGTGCTACGAATTTTGAAACCATTTGAAACGTGATCTTGATAAGTGGCAGTGGCACCTGCATCAGTAGCATTTGCTTTTAATCTTTCTCCAATTTCATTAAATGGATTTCTTGCATTATCCATTATCATCCAATGACCAGTATCACTTGTTTTTTTTATTAAAACAAAAGCAGGTCTAAAACCAGTATAAACAAATGGTCCATCAGCATTTCCGTTTCCTGTGTAGGTTCCAAACTTGCTGTAGCCTTGTTTTTCTGCAAAACAGTAGGATATATGAGTTTGAGAACTTTTATTTGTATCTCCTGAATTTCCAACTGTAAATACCGAACTTGTTGGGGCAGTGTCATTAAAATAACTAGATGAGGTAGTTGCTGCGTCAGTGCCATCTAAAAAAACTGCTTTTGTTGCACCTATACTTGCATGATAGGTTGCCCAGTTTTGAGTAGCACTTCTACATTTGTTTATAATCATACTTGGTGCAACTCCCAAACCATGACCAACTGTAGCGGCTGACCCTGTTCCTGTATAGGACACAATACTAAATCCAGCAGTAGTATTAGCAGAAACACTTGAGGTTATGCTTCCATCTCCATTTGACGATGCAGATCCACCCGCTAACCAGTTCCAAAAAACCCATGTCTCTCCGTTTTTACCAGCATTATTTGATTTTGATGAACTATCATTTCCATTTTGAACAGTAATACCATCACTATCAATACTTGATATTGCACCATTGGTATTTGTTGTTACCTCTGCTCCACTACTACTTGATGCTATCCAATTATAACTGGAAACTCCTCTAACTCTGTCAACTAACAAATGTGTTCTTGCACCTGATCTACCTTTGTGCCAGACCCAATCTGGTTGAAAACCAACACCTGTAATTGATTGAGTATGTCCTGTTCCATCACTGTCCTGTAAATCCCCTGTGTAAAGAACAGTGTTAAAAAACAATAC